GCTACCGTTCCGTCGGGCGTGACTGCAAATCCAGTCGCCGTATCGATTCCTTTTCCTAAGCCTTCTTGTCCGCCGCCATTCGCGACGGGGAAATTTGGTAACAGCAATAATGCGGGCATGGTGCCTCCTATAAAAAAAACCCTCTGGGTTTACAAGTCCCAGAGGGTGCTATGGGCTTGCGCCCGAATCTGTTGTTCGAGCCTCGTTTTACACGAAGTTCAGAGAAAATTCATCTAGGGTCACGATGTTTCCGATTTCGGCGACGCCCTGCGTCGCGGTCAACAGGAAGTTCAAATCCGCTTCGCCGACGAGTCCAGTAATTGGCGTAATCGCCGTACGCGGAGTGGTTGTCCCGAACACGTTTGCCTGGTAGTACCCTTCCAAATTGCCCTGGCTGTCCAACTGGACAAAGGCGTCAAACTGGAAGGAGCCATTGGTCGCGCCTGCGCCGAGCGTCCCTGCGACCGAAAGGCCGACCAGGTTCGAAGCAGCGATGACGATTGCCGAAGTCTCGGCGGGCGGTGCGGGGAACGGAAGGTTGGCGGCGGGAGTCTCATACAGCTTGAGAATCAGCGTCGCGACGTTGGCGGTTGTTGCCGTCAGCGTTCCCGTGGCATGAATCCACAGAACCTGGCCAGTGCCCTGATACAAGCCAGTGACGCCAGCAGATAACGGAATGAATCCCCCGCCAGTCAGAGTCAGGCCGTTGTTGTTCAACTGAAAGACTGTCTCAGTTGTGGTGACGACGGTCCCGAGAATCGAGGCAATCGTCAGTTGCTGAACTCCAGCAATTTGGCGTCGGATGGTAGATGCGTTCGGCACGGTAGTTCTCCTATGTGTTTCTCAAAAGATTGCAAGTACAAAATTCCTTGTTGCATGTCTTCGACTGAGTCGTTGAACAACCCGAGCGCGACATTATGATTGCGGCAGAGAATCAATCTGTTCTGTCCGCTTTCATGGTCGTGGTCTTGACAGGGCGAGTCGCCGCGCCTGCCACGAGGCCCAAAGGGGTGATTTCCGATGGGGCACAGATTGTTTTGTTTCACAATCTGCGCTTCAAAATCTACTACCGAAATGCCGTGCTCGTGCTTGTAGTACGCATTTCGTAACGCATCTGGATGTCTTGACAGATAATCTTTTGTGACTGCCGCATATCCGCCGTGCGTGTCCAGATACTTTTTGTGTTTCCGCTTATCACTCGCTTTGGCTGCTGGGCTGTTCGGGTCTTTGTAAGGCATGATTGCCCTCCAAGACCTATTATGCTACAACCCCTGACCGAAAGTCAAGCGAAAAACTTCAAAGCACTTAAACGGCTGAAACCTCAGACCTTACACGCCGAAACCCTGGTGTATTGTTCGTGTTCGGGCGGGCAACGACGCCAAGGAACCAGTCGTAAGAAACAATCGCGCGGGTCTGGAGCATCGGGTTCGAAAGATCGATGTCGCCGTCGCCGAACGTCTTGACGTTCACCTTGAAGCTGGGGCTGCGCGGAACTTTCACGCCGAGCAGTTCGGAAGCCAGAACAGCTTCGCGTCCCACGATGTACGTCGCGTATCCAGTCTTCCCGGTCGAGGGGTAGTTGGAATACGTCGGTGTCGTCTGGGTGCGGATGATGCGAACGCCCGCCCATTCGAGTACCGAGTAGCCACGTGTCATGTCTGTCTTCAAAACTGTGGCGCCCGATTCCGAACGCTTCAGTGTGTCAACAGCCGACCCGGCTGAGTTGTCGGACATGAAATCATAAACAACGTACGGATGCATTGCGCTTGTGTACAGCCCGCCGTCACGTCCTGGGACCGCGTTGCCCATCAACTGGGACTCGGCCTTGCGGATGGTGTTGGAAAGCATGTACTCGTTGTCAAGCAGGTCGATGCGGCCCGAGGGCTGCGCAACGCAGGCTGCTTCGAAAGCGTTAATCGCGATCAGGTTGGCTGTGAGCGCGCCGCGATAAGACAGGTTGCGGGTAGCGTCCAACGTAATGTCCGCGAGGAACATTTGCTGAGCGACGTTCGAGACGCCGATCCAGTCGCCGTATTCGTCGGCGAATGCATCGCTGAACACTTGGTTCAGTTGGAGCGACGGACCAGGAATTCCTTCGGTCAGATCGTAAGTCGCGGCAGCGAACGGAGTCTGTCCGTAGAACTGAAGCGTCCGGCCTGAACGCCGAGCCAGAGGACGGAAGTCGCAGAGTTCCTCCAAAAACGGAGTGTTGAACTGCCATTCCATGATCGCAGTCCGCTCGTAAGCGATCTGAGGAAATCCTGCTAGGGTGGTACTCTGAACACCTGGAGGGAGTATGATTGTCGTTCTCCTTGAGGGTCGTAATCGACCCGAAACTTTTGAAGTCTCTTGCTCAAGGAGTGCCTTCTACTTATGGAAAGGATAGTCTAAAACCTAGGATTTGCGACTGCGGATAAGTTCTTTTTTGTGGTTGTGGTTGCAGCAAAGGGTCTGATATCCTGAAGGAAATTCTCGTTGAATAAGGTAGAGGTAAAAATTCCAGCCTCGGGCGTTTCTGCCACCTAGGGCTCGTCGTTCTTCCGCTCCCGTATCGTCGATATGGTCTAAAACCAGCATATCAATGTCATCTACGAGACATCCATCCCACGCACAGCATAAAACCCCGTTAGGGCTGTAGCGGGTTAAAACTTCAATGCGGATATCATTTCGGCGCTGTTTACAATAAACCTTGAGTTTTTCAGCACCTGCGAGGCGTCGCGCTTTAATTCTTTCAGGGTGTTTTGCAGCATAACGTGCTCGTCCTGCGAGTTGTGCTGGTGTGGATTTTCGAATTCGGGGTACTCGAAATTGGCGTTCCATCTTCGTCTCCTCCTAGAAAGGAAAGACCTGGGCTGAGAGCGGTTCGAGGCCGCTCTCGGTGCCCGGCTAACATGAGTCCGATCAAGACCCACGACTTGATAATACAGCACGTCCTTGATAACGTCAAGTGAATTCTTAGGGGATTATATAGTTGACTCCCTCAATCATCGGGGCGGACATCGCGATCTAAAACCATAGACCAATCAACATCCAACAAATCTTTTTGCGTTGACTGGAGTAGGTCATTCCATTGGCGTTTTGATTCGAGTTTGACAATGCTCTGCGAGCGATTCGGATATGTCGCCACGAGCAGCTCCTTCCTGTCGTCACGGTCGAGTGTATTCCAGACTTTTCCGCCTAAAACCATCTGTATCTCCTTTCAAATCATTCGGGAAGTTGTCCTACCTCAAGAAACACACCGTGGTGAACGCCTATAGTCTTATTGTCAGCGATCCAAACCACGCGACCATTCGCAAACGTGATTTTCTCTGGCATCGTTTCTTCGTCTGCGATATAGTTCCGAGATTGATTTAAGGCAGAATTAAAGGCGCATTCCGCAAGCCCTTTGGCACCATCGGGGTTCATTCTTTCTCCCGCCCGATCCCACCATTGTTCAAAAGTTTCCATATTTAATCCTCCTGTAAATATCTTCACTTTGTTAAACACCCCTGTGTTTTCTAGCACTTACCGCAGGGGAGTCATCTATATAATACCCAATTCTTACATTGCTTTTGCGCGGAACTGATTAGTGAACGCAGCGTTGGGGTCAACGCCGTTGGCGACCTGAGTATCTTTCCATGCCTGCAAAATCTCTGCAGGAGTTGCGTTGTCGGGAACCAGTTTACTGGCCGCGACAACCGCTGGATTCACTACAGGCGCGCTGCTGGTGCCAGAACTTTGGCCGAAAAGTGAAGATGACATCGAGCGAACTTTTGCAGCCGCCGCAGCGCGAACAGCTTCTACCGCAGGCTGCGCCACTGCAGCAGCCGCTACAACGGGGTCAGCCACAGCAGCAGCAGCCACTGGAGTCGGAGCATCCGCATCGCCGTGCGGAAAATAAGAATGCGATTTCTTCATGGCCGCCCATGCTTGCCCCATCGCCGCGACTTTATCTTCCGCATCAATGAGACCCAACGCCGCGAGTTTATCGCCAAGCAGTTCGCGATTTCGCTCGCCGCCTGGCCAGTCGGCGCCTACTGTATTGCGGAAAGTTTCTGACGCGACCTCCCACGAGCGGTGCGAAACTGCGAGTGCTTTGGTTGTGGCATTTTCGTCCACGATCTCTTTCAACGCGGTAGGGTTAATCCCTCGCTTCACGAGATATTCATCCAGCGCGCCAGTTTGCTCAATGTAATCGGCGGCGGTAACTTCGCCACCTCGAAACTTCCGTTCCAGTTCCGTTCGGGCAATCGCTGCCGCTTCAGCCGCTTGGATCGCAATGGCTGGGTCGACTACGGCGACGGGCGCGACGGGCTGCTGAACATTATAGGCCACCTTGTAGGCGTTGAGAATTTGACGGTCAAGTTCACCTTCGGTGGATGATTCGAAGTGAAAGGTTTTTCCGCCGATGACTTCATCTCGCGTGAACGTCTGATTGGCTCTTGCGATTTCGGCAGCCGCAGCGGCATCAGCAGCAACCTTGTCCGCTGCAGCCTGCGTAGCGTCAGCTTGCGCTTGGTCATGTTCGGTGCGGATGGCCAACTGCTTCTCGGCCTCTGCCAGCAACAGCCCCCGAACGTCGGCGCTGCTCACTGCCGCTTGAATAGCAGCAGCCAACTCGTCGGTCATGGCGACTTCAGGTAATACGAGAATTTCGTCGTTCGTGCTCATTGGAATACTCCTCTACTTATGAATTAGAAAGTCTAAAACTGTAATAAGATTTCATCAGTACGTCCCAGGGAGGCGCCCATCAAAATCCATCTCACTGAACCGCGTCAGGACTTCTTGACGGACGAAATCCCCAGTCTCAAGAACTTCCGTAACGGACTTGTCGGTTAGATTGGTATGCGCGGCTTGTTCCTGTACGCCTGTGCGAATCGCGTCTTGGATTCTGGCGAAGAGAAGTTCATGATGCTCTTTGGCCGTTTTCGCGCGCACATTCAACACCATCAACTGGTCTTTATCCCAGCCTGGATAATCTGTCGCAATGGCGGTCAGAGAGTTTACAATTTCAAGGGAGATTTGAATGATATCCCGAAAACCTTGGTTCGCCCTGACGCTCATCAAACGCTGCGCGCGTTCAATTGCAGGTGTGGATATTGGCTCAAATGTTGCGCTCATTTTATGCTCCGTTCAAAATTAGAATGCTGTTCTATCCATCGTTGCGAACGCGCCCGTCGCCGCGCGACTCAAGCCTTTGGCTTGGGGCGTAGCCTCTTGCGCTTTAGCGGCGGCAGCTTTCTCTTGCAACTCCAAATTGTTCTGGTGGTCTGCTGCGCCCGCCGCTGTGTTCAGCGTGTGCTTACCTGTTTCGATAAGCATACGATTCTCGCTCTGGTTGTTGTCCACATCTTTCTTCACTTCGCCCTGCGCCTGAATGCCTGCAATCTTTCCTTGCGCTTGCGCGGCCTTGGTGTTCGCCGCCAGGCGTTGTTTGTCGGAATCATCCATCGGAACGATAACCTTTTCCTTGTATGGCACGCCGAAGGAATCGTACAGCGCGGAGAACATTGCGTTGTAGTCCAGCTTCATCGCCTGGACAGCGAGGTTCTCTACCGTCCCAGGCGAACTCAAGAATGTCTGCAGGATGCCCATGTATTTATTTAGGACTTCGCGCGCCGCAAGTTTGGTGCCTGCGGAGATATCGACACGATATGTGCCGTTGATGATGCTCAGCGGAGTCGCTTTGAACGCGCTGCCAAGCGCATCGGACAGCAACATACGAATCTGCGACGGCTTCAGCTTCTGATTTTGCTCAATACAGAATTCAATGAACGGAACGAACACCTGTTCGGAAATAACATCGATCAGGTCCTGTAATTTCACATTTTCGCCGCCCGTGACCGCCGCTGCGCCGTCGGGTGTGCGCATTGCGCCTGCAGGGCCCGAACCGCCACCCATTGTGCTTGGTCCTGCGCCAGTAATCGACGATGCCCATGCTTTCATCTGCGCGATGATCGCCAAAGGCTCTTGCGCGGCGACAGAGTTGCGCGTGAGCGGTTTAATGTCGCCTTGCGGGTCGGATTTGAAGATTTTTCCTGGGAAAATCCACTGATTCTGCGCTGAGTTGTTCGCGCCAGCGGGCGACGTGTATGTTCCCATCAAATTAAGGTTCAGATCGTCCAAAAAGGCGTTGATGACGCCTTGGCAGATGCGTTGGAAGTCCGTCAGCCAATATGCGATGCCGTATCCGTGCGCGGAGTCAGGCGCGTTGCGGAAACAGAACCCCAAAAACGGAACGCGGCCAAAATTATGCGTTTCGTTCAAGATTGGATACTCTTTTCCAAGAATAATGCAGTGCCGCGAGCCTGTCCAGTAGTCAAAGCATTCAAATTTGCGCGCGAGCGGGTCGGCTTGAAGGCGCTCGGTCTGAGTTTCCAGTATCGCCTTCTGTGGGGTCGTAGATTGTTGGAGGATGACGTTCCCAGTGTTTGAGTTTTGCGTTTCCAGCGGGTTTGATGATACCGTACTCTGCATTTGCGGCGCCATCAACTTCACGAGGTCCGCGCGCGACGGAATATTCCAGCCTTCCGTGTTCCTCAACGCATCCAAGTCATATCCAGTTGGATATATCAGGCGCCCGAACCATTCTGCAACGCGCGGGTCGCCACGGCGCAGGTCAGGCGCATAGCGCGCGCGACGAACTGGCACATGCTCCAGCACAGGCATATTGACTTCTTGAATTCCGACGACTTTATCTTCGACATCATCCTCATCCTCAACAGGAATGCTGACGGCGATACCGTTGACGACGACGGTTTCAGGATGAGACTTCTGCACTTTCTTGATGATGTTCTTTTTCTGCGTCTTCCATCCATAATGCGCGATGCCGAACCCATAGAACAGTCCGTCGTATGTAATTTCCCGCATTTCAGTCTTGCAGGAGACGCCTTTGAATCCGCATGTCTTTAATTGCGCGGTCACAATCGCTTGCTGTGCTTCGGCGCATTCCATCGGGGTGCCAGAAGTCGCGTCAATCTTGAATGATTGATATCCCCCGAGCAAAGTCTGATTGACGACGCTGTGAATGCTGTAAAATTGTTCGGCGACAAGCGGTACGCCAAGGTGAGAACGATACTGGTCGCTGCCTTTCCACTTGACGGGATCCACCCACGCACGAAGCATCAGTTCGGCGGTGTTCCATCGGCCAATCAGCCCTCGGGTAGAGATAAAAGATTCGGACTCCTCGCGGTTGAGGTTTGCTTCCTTCATCATCGAGAGGTCGGATCGCAGTTGGTCCTGAAACGCGACCTCTGTCGGCCCTATCGGAAGCGCGGTTTCGCCGTACGGCACCGCTCCAGGCAAATCAAGGAGGCGAATTTGCC